CCTGACCCCTGTAATTGCGTGAAAGGCGGTATTGAGGAGAAGACTATCGACCTTCTCAGCTCGGAAGACCGTGTATTGCCGGATCAATACATGGATCACGTTGATGCGGAGTGCTTTCGTTTATTCGAGGGTACTTCAGCAGCTTATACGAAACAGACGTACGAGGGTTATGTTAATTCATATACTCTCTCGTTTGGAGCTTGTAGGGAGCGTGCGAGAAGCAAGGGAGGTTCATTCGGATTGGGGCTTTGGTCTCGAGAAGAGTGGATCGACTTGCACTCGAGTGACAGCGGAGCTCGTCTCTACTGTTGTTTGGGTGCGAGACCTTGCGTTCAATACCAAATTGTTTGCGCTAGGGGGAAAGCACGTGGGATCACCATAAACGATGGGTCTCACCAGTCTCTTTGGCCGTTGCATAAGGTTCTTTACGATATTATATCGAAAAAGGACTGGTTGTTACGGGGAGACGCGGACATTGCGAAATTTCGGGCGTTCCTTCGTTTAGGAGGGACCTATTTTTGTTCCGGGGATTATGCCAGTGCGACGGACAATCTGCCTATTTCGGTAGCAGAGAGGATCCTGCATAATTTCTTTGCGCGGGCAAATGTAGCACAGAGTTTACCAACCTGGCTACCACAATTCGCTCTCAGATCGCTAAGGACGGAAATCTTAGATTCTGAGGGACAATCTCATCAGCATGAGAGGGGACAGCTCATGGGTAGCTTGCTATCCTTTCCTCTTTTGTGCATCCAGAACTACGTCGCCTTCCGCTATTTTGTTAGCCGTGAAGAGGTTCCGGATACGTTGGTGAAAATCAACGGTGATGATATTGTCTTCCGTGGACGATTGGAAACGATCGATCGATGGAAGGCGGGTGTGGGAACGTTAGGCCTGGAGTTATCTTCAGGAAAAACCTTTGTGGATAGGAATTTCTTTTCGTTGAACTCCACTTATTTTTGGGCACTGCGCGACAGGGTAGAGCTTCTACCTGTCGTACGATTCGGTTTACTGGCGTGCGGACGTTTCGTCGACATCGGTCGGTGCGGTAACCAGTTTGTTGCGGATCTAAAGCTGAGACTCCGGTTGAGGGCTTTAGAGACGTACCTCGGATGGTACCGAAGTATGATTCGAAAGAATTATGCGCCGATCTTTGCGAAGGAACCGATGGGTTTAGGGCTACGAGCATCTTTATCGGAGGTGCGGGCCTTAAACATGTTGAGAGACGAGGCTGATCGTCGTATGGTTACTAGGGGTTGTCGTATCGATGCCCCGGCCAATGACGATAAAATCGGTCGCGTTCCTGGACACACGTTGGTGGAGTTTGATTCTAACGATGAGAATCTCGAGAGGCGTACTGCCGAATTGAGAACAGCTCATCACTGGAGTCGATCTTCACGTGAACTCGAAGTTGCGCAGGAGCCTGATATAGGTGACTCTGAGAGTGAAGTCTCCGATGGACTGGTCGATTCACGCGAGTACTGTCCTTGTGACAGGTCCGTGTTTTGCGAGCAATGTTTCATAGGACCGACCGAAGAGGTTGACTCCATACATGATATATCTCGATTACCAATGTCGGGTCGTTGGAAATCAACCATAAGCGCAGAGGAACGAAAGTTTCGGCATGCGAATTGGTGGTTTGCATCTAACGATGAAGAGCTTCGCCGTGTGGAAGTTGAAATCCAGCGAGATTTCGATGAACCACCGCAGGGTAAAAGGGTCCGATACTTGCTTTCTGATGAAGAAATTCAGATGCGGGAGCAAGCTGACGACGACGTGTTTCGAGGGGAGGTACACTTTTCAGGCATTGACCCGTTGGGCAAGCTGTCGAGGTACTTTCTTAACAAGCGGTTTCGTGCCGGTCAAGAAATTGACGCTGGTGTTAACCGTTACGGACTTTGGACGTAATGGGCCCCGAGATACGGTTAATGAGTCGATGACGAACGGATGTTGAGGGGATCCCTTTATATCGTGACCTAACGTGGCAGATATGGGAGTCATGGCCCTCCGGCATATAAAATTAACGCAGCAACTCGTCGTGCC